AAGACCCAATTACTCCTGAAGAATGTAATTACTCCAGAAGATTGGGAGATTATGAGTGAGCATATTCAATATGACTTCCTCTATGATAATCATTTCTCTGAGTTAAAAGATGCAGAGTTAATGAATGAAAGATTAACTCTTGCTGCAACTGCAGAACCATACATTGGTAAGTATTACTCTCAAGATTATGTTCGCCGTAAGATCCTGCGTCAAACTGATGTAGAAATTCTTGAGCAGGATGCATTGATTAAAAATGAAATCAAAAAAGGTATCATTCCTGACCCTGCAACTATTGATCCTGCAACTGGACAACCACTTGATACTGGTGCAAATATGGATCTGGGTAAGCCACAAATGGAACCAGAAGTTGATGGATCAGCAACCGAGGCACCAGAACTGCCCAAGGGTGGAGAGATATAAATATATCTAGTTGTTTACTATACAATTTAAATGGATGACCTTTTAGACATGATTATTGCGGATGAGTCACCATCCAAAATTAGCGATACTCTTAAAGATATTCTTTATTCAAAGTCTGCTGAGAGAGTTGATGCGTTTCGTCCTCTGGTAGCCGATTCGGTTTTTAGTGGCGAAGATCAAATTGAAGTTGAAGTCGAAGTCGAAGACGAAATTGAAGTTTCCGATGATGAGTTAGAAACCACCGATGGTGTCTAAGTTATAAATAACTATTATAAAAATGAACATTAAAGGATAATGGCGCATAAACCAGTTGGAGTTAACTCAAGTTTTGCTGTAACAGGATCAGCATCTACAGGAACTGCTGTTTCTGCACATAAATCAGATTGTTTGCGCTTAGTAGCAAAGGGTGCTGGTGTTCATGTTGCTTTTGGAACTAATCCAACAGCAACCACTCAGGACTATTTTGTACATTCAGGTGAGTCGGAAATCCTTTCTATTGGAAAACCCGCATCTCAAAGAGTTGTTGGAGTTTCTACATCAGGAACTAAAACAATTATTGATTTTCCTGAGGGAACTGGTTCTCCGTTTGCAACTGGTGATGCAGTCACTTTAACTGCGACCAACCAAAGTTATTTGAACTTTACCCATAAAATTGTCGATTCTGTTGATAATAGTGCGGGAGAAGGTGGATATTTCAGTACAAGAATAACTGTTGATCATGATTATGGTGTTGGATATGCCCATACCAACGTCATTCAATTTGCAGAACTAAGAGGATCTTTCAAAGTTTCTGGAGTGGGCGACGGAAGTGGAACACTTCATTACCAACAAGTACAATCAAGCGGGGGTGCATCCTGATGAAACTCATTAGAGAAGAAATTGAATCAGTAGAATTTCTTGTCGAACAAAAGAACGGCAAGAAGTCAATGTATATTGAAGGAGTATTTCTTCAGGGTAACATCAAGAACCGCAATGGTCGTATGTATCCTATGGAAACTCTTCGCCGTGAAGTTGGTAGATATAACGAGAACCACATTCAAGCTGGAAGAGCACTCGGTGAACTCGGTCATCCTGATGGTCCTACCGTCAATCTCGACAGAGTATCTCACAAAATCGTATCTCTGAAAGAGAACGGTTCAAACTTTATCGGCAAAGCAAAGATTTTGAGCACCCCTATGGGTAAAATCGCTGCTTCTCTCGTAGAAGAAGGCGTAAAACTCGGGGTTTCTTCTCGCGGTATTGGTTCATTAAAGCAGACCCGTGAGGGTGTTAACATTGTCGGTGACGACTTTATGTTAGCAACTGCTGCTGATATCGTTGCCGATCCTTCTGCTCCCGATGCATTTGTTGAGGGAATTATGGAAGGCAAAGAGTGGATTTGGGATGGAGGTATTCTTCGTGAGAAGTATGCTGAAAAAACTTATAAGCAGATTAACACTCTGGTTGACCAAAAACAATTGGATGAGCAGAAGTTAGACTTGTTTAATAATTTCTTAGCGAATCTTTAATTTTATAAATAAATATAGTTTTAATACGGAAACAAACGGAGAGTTAAAATGTCTCGTGGCAAAAAATTACAAGAAATGGAAGTAAAGACACAGCAATCCAAGACCGCTGTAAACGCTGGTGCTAAGGCTGGAGATCCTATGGACACTTCAGTTGCACCTTCTTACGAAGATCTTGGTGGTCCTACCCCAGAAAATTCTAGACCAGATGACGATTCAAACAAGTTGAAGACTCCTGGCGGAACTCTCAAGCAAGTAAGAGACGTTGTAAACAAAGGTGCAAAAGCAGCAGATTCTATGCCTACTATGAAAAAAGAAGAAGAAGATCTCTCCACTGAAGAGACCATCGAAGAGGAAGAAATTTCCACTGAAGATGTTGTCGCAGAAGAAGAGACCGAAACTGTTGCTGAGTACGACATCGAAGAGGATGTAAATGCACTCCTCGGCGGTGAAGATCTCTCCGAAGACTTCAAAAATAAGGCAAAGACCATTTTTGAAGCAGCAATCAATGCCAAGGTTGCTGGTATTAAAGAAGAACTGGAAGCACAGTACGAAGAGAAGCTTGCTGAGGAAATCGAAGCAGCAAAAGAATCACTCTCTGAGCGTGTTGATTCTTATCTTGAGTATGTTGCTGATGAGTGGTTTGAAGAGAACGCACTCGCAGTTGAAACTGGCCTTAAGGCCGACATGACCGAATCATTCCTTGAAGGAATGAAGAGTCTTTTTGAAGAACATTATGTATCAATCCCTGAAGACAAGTATGATGTGCTTGAGAGCATGGTAGAAAAATTAGATGATATGGAGACAAAACTCAACGAGCAAATTGAGAAAAACATCTCCCTCAACGGTCGTCTCGCAGAGTCGGTTGCTGGTGGTGTGTTAGATCAAGTCTCTGAAGGTCTCGCGCAGACTCAGAAAGAGAAACTCGCCTCACTTTCCGAAAGTGTAGAGTTTGAAAGTGAAGATCAATATCGTGAAAAGCTGGAAACACTCAAGGAGTCGTATTTCGCCTCCAAGAAAGAGTCTTCCTCTGCTAAGACCGAAACGCTCTCTGAAGGTGTAGATCATGCAGGATCTGAGTCCTACTCTGATTCCATGGCTGCATATATGAGAACCCTCGGTTCCTTTAGCAAAAACTCCTGAATTTAACATTAATTCAAACGCAAAATTACCCTTTTAAAAGCAAATGTTCCAATCTGAACAGTTGCAGGAAAAGTGGGCACCTCTCCTCAATCATGAGGGACTTGATTCCATCAAAGATCCTCACAGAAGAGCTGTAACCGCAGTCCTGCTGGAAAACCAAGAAAAATTCCTTAGAGAGCAATCCGCCTTCGATGAAGGTGGTATGCTTGCTGAGCAACCAACCAACAATGTAGGTAACGGTGGATTCACCAACGCTGCAGCCGCTGCTGGTCCTACTGCTGGTTTCGACCCCGTTCTGATCTCCCTGATCAGACGCTCTATGCCTAACCTGGTCGCATATGACCTCGCAGGCGTACAACCAATGTCCGGTCCTACTGGACTCATCTTCGCGATGCGCTCCCGCTACACCAATCAGAGTGGCGACGAGGCATTCTACAACGAAGCAAACACCGCATTCGCTGGTCAGAACTCTCAGGGTAACCTGGTTAACGGTATCACCGATAAGCCTGCTGGTCTTGGTACTAGTGGCGCACAGGTTGGCACCAATCCATCCGTTCTGAACCCAACTGGCACCGCAGTATCCACCGGATACAACGTTGGTCAGGGAATGCGTACCGACGACGCTGAGAAACTTGGCGAAAGCGGCAACTCCTTCAACCAGATGGCATTCTCGATTGAGAAAGTCACTGTAACCGCTAAGTCCAGAGCACTCAAAGCTGAGTACTCTTTGGAACTGGCACAAGACCTTAAGGCAATCCACGGTCTGAACGCTGAAGCAGAACTTGCTAACATCCTCTCTACTGAGATCCTCGCTGAAATCAACAGAGAAGTCATCAGAACGATCTACAAGATCTCTGAGCAAGGTGCTGTTTCTAACACCGCAACTGCTGGTGAGTTTGACCTGGACATCGACTCTAACGGACGTTGGAGTGTTGAGAAGTTCAAGGGTCTTCTGTTCCAAATCGAGCGCGATGCAAACGCAATTGCACAAAGAACTCGTCGCGGAAAGGGCAACATCATCATGTGCTCTGCAGACGTTGCTTCTGCACTGACCATGGCTGGTGTGCTCGACTACACCCCTGCACTCAACGCTAACCTGAACGTTGATGACACCGGTAACACCTTCGCTGGTGTTCTGCAAGGTAAGTATCGTGTATACATCGATCCTTATTCTGCAAACCTCGGTCCTTCTGGTGCTAACACTGCAACCGATAGCGGTGCTCAGTACTATGTCGTCGGTTATAAGGGTTCTTCCCCTTATGATGCAGGTCTGTTCTATTGCCCATACGTTCCTCTTCAGATGGTTCGTGCAGTTGGTCAGGATACCTTCCAACCCAAAATCGGCTTCAAGACCCGTTATGGTATTGTTGCTAACCCCTTCGCAGAAGGAACTGATCAGGGTCTGGGACGCCTCCGTGTCAACACCAACCGTTACTACAGAAGAGTTAAGGTCAAGAACCTTATGTGATCAAGGATGTTGTGGGGCAGGTTGCCCCAACTGTCCTTTCAGACCTCCCGCAAGGGGGGTCTTTTTTTGCATCTAAATAATCATGTAGAGAACTAAGTAAGATGCCTTATCACATTAAGACTTCAAGTGTCATGAATCCAACTATCGGTGATGTATATTATAAAGGTGATAATAACTGGACAGAAACTTTTGACGATAGAAAAATTTATGAAAATGAATCAGATGCAAATGCTGTAAAGGCAACCACTGTTACTAAAAATGGAGTAACATATGCACCTAAGCACTATGCAAATTCAACAGTAGTTAGTGAGTAATGTCAACCAGAAAAAGACCAGCAGAAAAACCTGGAACTCCAATTCAAAATAGAAATTTCTTATCGCCAACTGGGTTTAAGTTTGCGTTAAAGAGATGTCCTTCCGCTGCGTTTTTCTGTAATCAAGCTAACATTCCATCATTGGATCTCGGAGTTGCACAGCAAACCAGTTATCTAAAAGATATTGATATTCCTGGAGATAAGATTGTCTTTGGTGATTTAAATCTTAGATTTTTGGTTGATGAAGATCTTTTTAATTATATGGAAATTCAAAACTGGATAAGAGGACTTGGATATCCAGAGAAATTAGGTCAGTTAGAAGACCTTGCTGAAGAGGGTAAAATTAAAAGTAGATTTGGGCAGAAAGGAGAAAACATCTATTCCGATGCTACACTACAGATACTGAGCAATAGTCTTGTTCCAAAATTTCAAGTTATGTTTAAAGATGTATTTCCATATTCCTTATCAACTATTTCTTTCGATGCAACTGATACAGATATCGATTACTTTACAGCAGAGGTAAGTTTCAAGTATACTATCTATGATATGCAAGATATGGCTGGCAACACTTTATGATCGATCTTGATAAACTTCAAGAGATGTGGGAAAAAGATTCAAAAATTGATAGGGACAACTTACACGAAGAATCTTTAGCAATTCCATCTCTCCATGCGAAGTATTTTGAATTATATAATACTATCTTTCTGATGAGAAAGAAAGCAGAACAACAAAGAAAAAATATTAGACACGAAAGGTATGAATACTTCAGCGGTAAAGCTGACCCTGATGTATACATACAAAATCCTTT